TTGATGATTGAGATAAGGGACTCAAATTACCGCACTGTAGAGACCAAAGGGGACGCAAATTACCGCACCTCACATGACTATGTGACTATTAGTTCACGTGATACTAACCAGTTAGTAGTACCTACTAGTCAATCTAGTAATCAATTAAAAGAGTTTAGAAACACCGAAGGTGTTTCACTAAAGGAAGTGAAGGTTCCTATGAAAGGCTATGACGATGGCGACGAATTGGCAGGATTTGGTCTTATTGAGCCAAAGGATGCTCCTACGCAGAAAATCTCAAAGCGCGACCCAAAGACCCGTGGGAAGAGACCAGAGCATGAGTGGACCCCAATGGATGTCGCTGCAGAATTTTCTTTTAGGGTTGGGCGTAAGTACCCCCTACTTCCAGGAACCGTCAATGTCCGAGCCCTCTCAGGAGCGCTCTCAAAATTCAGAAAGCAATACGGAACAACCGCTCTCGTAGAACTTGAGTTGCTTCGTTTGTTTATGGCAGACGAAAGAAACTTCAAACAGATTGGCGATGAGGCTCCAAGTCTTTATAAACTTTATCTTGCATCTTTTGGAAAGAAGATGAATCAAGCAAGAGAGAACTTAGGATTGCACCGAGTTTCTAAAGAGAAAACTCCTACTGCTAAGATGGCTACCGTAACTGCAAGTGATGGCAAAGAGTTTCAAAACTCAATGTCTGGTAGAGCACAGTTAGAGCGTTACGAACAGAGGTTGAGGGGAGCAAAATAGTGTACGACGTGAATCAATTGTCGTCTATGAAAAAGCATTGGCTTTTGCGTACTTCGAATATCCCACGTCGCTTTCTTGGTCTTGAAACTAAAGACATAGTTGAGCGTTCTGGTGAATTGCCTTCACAATACGACCAGTGGATTGATGATGTTGCTAATGGTCTTGTTATAAAGCAGGTTGGCAACATTGGTACAACTGGTGTCGGTATGCTTTTTGATGGAGGGCCCGGAATTGGCAAAACAACTCATGCAGTTGTCGCCGCTATGGAGGTGGTCCGCCGTCTCCCAGAGGACGACGACGAGGCTCGTAAGATTCTGGGTATGAGTTCGAGCGATTATGGCCTCAATGCTCGCCCTATCTACTACATGACTTACCCTGAGTTTTTATCAAAGAAGAAGTCGACTTTTGATGCAGACCCAGAAGACAAGAAGCAGATGGTCTATGAAATTGACGGGCTGCATGGTCGCTCTAAGTTTGACTTCTTGAATGTTCGCATACTGGTAATTGATGACCTTGGAAAAGAGTACGGTTCAAAGTACGACGACACCTCTTTTGATGAGATACTTCGGTCTAGGTACGACAGAGCGTTGCCGACTATTGTGACAACCAATGTCGTTCTTGAAAATTGGACCGATAAGTACAGCGAAGCGATGGGAAGTTTTGCTAACGAAGCGTTTGTGCGGGTTCCAATATTCGGTTCAGATATGAGAGGGGCACAATGAAAGGCGGAAGTGTGCAGACTTCTTGGCGAACCATTCAGTTGTTCATCTCTGCACAGGCTGCTGGAATTTTTGAAGTTGAAGTCGATACTGAGACAAAGAAACTTAGATGTAACTGTCCTAAGTGGAAAAAGACCTTCAACTGTAAACACGTTCGTTTTGTAGATGAACGTATGCTTATGAATTCTGGTCATTACTCAATCCTCATTCCAGACGAGATTCCAGAAGAACTTGCGCTTTATGCAAGCGATACCGCTGAGAAGTTTCGTGAGTTTGTAGTTAAGTACGCTAAGATAGAAGTACTATGAAAGACGGAGACATATCGAATGTCTCCTCTCCACAAGTTATCGCTACTACTGATGTAGTGATTAAGTTAGTTGAAGAAGAGACTCGTCGACTCTTAGGTAAGAAGATTACCTATAAACTTGGCGATGTCGATTTGCTTGGAGCCAACAGATTGTGGATACTTGCCAATAACTACGGCATTTCTCTAGAACTTGCTGGTTTCGAATCGGAGGGTTGGACAGAAGAACTTCTTGACAAAGCCTTTGAAAAACTAGAACGACGTGTAGTTAATCCGTTTAACTACTGGCAATTATACGAAAGTGTAGATGAGTTAGTTACGATGCTTCCTTATCGACCAAACTTGAAGGGCGTAATTGATAAGCCTGACCGAGTTGCGCGATATGGGTCAGCAGGAGTAGAACTAGCCAATCTTTAGAGCCTTGAGGGGGCGATATGGCAGCAGATAACGAACACCGTCTGGTCAGTAAAGTAATACGTGACCGTGACATTGTCCCTGCCCTTTCACGTGGCGTTCAGGACTCTTGGTTCTTAGATGAAGACAATCGCAAAGTTTGGTCATTTGTTCGCAAGCATTACAGCGAGTACCGCGAAGTTCCTACTGGCGTAACTGTTAAAGACCATTATCCAAATTACAAAATTCTTGATGTAGAAGACACTGTCGAATATCTACTCGACACTATGGTCGAATTCCGTCGTCGACTGCTTACACGACAAGGTCTTGAGAATGCTGTTGAGTTACTACAAGACAATAATCACAATGCTGCGCTTCTTGCAATGGAGCAGGCAATTGCTAAGGTTAATGAACAGGGTGTTTTAGGAACTCACGAAGTTGATTTATCAAAGAACACTGAAGAGCGTTACGAAGATTACAAAGCACTTCAAAGCAAAAAGTTCTTAGGAATACCTACTGGATTTGAAAAGATTGACGAAGCAACCGCAGGATTACAGGGCGGTCAACTCATAACGATTATTGCTCCTCCAAAAACTGGTAAGTCTCAGATTGCTCTGCAGATTGCTATAAATGTTCACAAACTTGGCTATGTTCCAATGTTCCAGTCATTTGAGATGAACAATCATGAACAGCAGCAGCGCCATGATGCGATGCGTGCTCAGATATCTCATGGTCGTTTACGTCGTGGAAAGTTGTTACCTGCAGAAGAAGACCGATATGTAGATATGCTCAATGAGATGGAGAAATTGCAGCCTTTCCATCTTGTAGATGCCGTAAACGGAATTACTGTATCTGCGCTTTCAGCAAAGATTGAGCAGTGCAATCCTGACATTGTGTTTGTAGACGGTGTTTATCTGATGCTAGATGAGATTACTGGCGAAATGAACACGCCTCAAGCAATAACCAACGTTACTCGTGCTTTAAAGAGACTGGCTCAAAAGATAAACAAGCCAATCGTTATTACAACTCAAACTCTGTTATGGAAGATGCGTGCTGGCAAGGTAACTGCAGACTCTATTGGTTATTCATCATCGTTCTTCCAAGACTCAGATGTAATTCTTGGTCTTGAGCCAGTGGAAGAAGATGAGGAGATTCGTTTATTAAAGATTGTTCAATCACGTAACTGCCCACCAAGTGAGACTGCCATTACTTGGCGTTGGGAGACTGGCTGCTTCCATGATGAAGCCTCTATGACCAAGTGCACATACTGCATGAATTGGGGCGGTTGATGATTGATGTAGAGAAGGTCTTGATATCACTTGACCTACCACTTGCTGCACAACGTGGTGAAGAAGTAAATGGATTTTGTCCCCTACATAATAAGCGCACAGGAAAAGATGACCGCAATCCTTCTTGGTGGATAAATACAGTTACTGGTGCTCACATATGCTTTTCTTGCGGTTACAAAGGAAACGTCTACACATTAGTTCGTGATTTAAAGGGAATTGATTATCACGATGCAAAAGAGTTTATAGAAAATCAAGCAGAGATTCCTGCAGATTCTTTACTTCGTCGTATTAAGGATTTGCCACATTTTGTAAAGCCTGAAGAAGAGCCAATAGGTATGTCAGAGGCTCGTTTGGCTGTGTACTCAGAGCCTCCTGCATTTGAGTTAAAAAAGCGATTCCTAACTGCAGAAGCAGCAAAGCACCATGGCGTACTTTGGGATGTAAATCATTCAGCATGGATTCTTCCTATCCGCCATCCCGACACATATGAATTGATGGGATGGCAAGAGAAGGGTGCTTCTGGTCGGTTTTTTCGCAATCAACCAGCAGGAGTTAAAAAGTCTAAAACTGTTTTTGGTGTGGAAGTTATGGCTACCGATATTCTTGTTGTGGTTGAATCTCCACTAGATGTTGTCCGTCTTCGTTGCGCAGGTGTAGAGGGAGCAATCTCTACGTTTGGTGCGATTGTTAGTGAAGAACAAGCAAAGATTATGCGCAGAGCAGATAAGGTCATTGCTACGTTTGATAAAGACGAGGCAGGATTAAAGGCTGCCGAATCTATGCGTCCCTTTGCTCGTAAATATGGCTTGAACTTATTCTTTTTTGATTACACAGGAATTGATGTGAAAGACCCAGGAGATATGGGAGTCAATGAGATTCATCGCGGTATAGAGAACGCTAAATCCTATGTATTAGGAAAGGAGGCGTTCGTTGTTCACCGGAACTCTTAAACCTTATCAAGTTGAGGCTGTTAGCCGTATGGTTGGCGAAAAGAAGATGCTAGTTGCATACGAGATGGGTTTAGGAAAGACCTGTATGACTATTGCGGCCCTTGAGAAATTAAACGATACAGGGCAGATACAGAAGGGTCCTGTTCTTGTAATAGCCCTATCCAGTCTTAAATATCAATGGCAAAAAGAGATAGCAAAATTTTGCAAGGGTGTAGTTTCTGTTGTGGTGGACGGCAGCAAACAACAGAGAACACAGCAGTACGAAGACGGACAGAAGGCTGACTACGTCATTACTAATTATGAGTCGATAGTCAATGACTGGTCTATGGTATCTAGATACTTCTGGGGCGCTGTGGTGTGTGACGAAGCCACTGCTATCAAAGGCTTTAGGTCTAAACGCTCAAAGAGAGTCAAAGAGTTGTCAAGAAATGTACCTATAAGGTTTGCTCTAACTGGAACTCCTATTGAGAACGGTAAACCTGAAGAGTTGTACAGCATTATGCAGTTTGTTAATCCAACACTTCTTGGTCGATTTGATTTGTTTGACCAAACCTTCATTGTTCGAAATCATTTTGGCGGAGTACAAAGATATAGAAATCTTCCAATCTTTCATGAGAAGATGAAGACTTGTTCAGTTAGAAAAGTACAAACAGACCCAGATGTTGCTCCTCATCTTCCTAGCGTCATAACTAGAGACCCTCTACTTGTCTCCTTTGATTCTGCTGGAAGAAAACTGTATAACTTTATTGCCGAAGAATTGATGAATGAGTTAATAGAAGCCAAACAACTTTTAGGCGCTAGTTTTTCTATTGCTGCTCATTATGGCGAGGGGTATAAACCAGGTAGTCCAGCAGACTTAATGCGTGGCTCGATAATGTCTAAGATAACAGCGCTTCGTATGGTTTGTGATAATCCTATAATTCTTGCCAATAGTGAATCGGCGTATGCTCAATATTTAATTGCCGAAGGTCACGTTAAATTACACGGAGCAAAGGCACCTAAACTAGATGCTCTTGTAGAGTACGCCAATGACCACCTTGATACTGACCCCGATGCCAAAATAGTTATCTTTGCATCTTACCTAGATGCTGTTGCTTTGATTTATGACAAACTAGGTGGAACTATCTATACCGGAGAAATGAACTCTAAAGAAAAAGAAAAAAGTAAAGAAAAGTTTTTAACTGACCCAGATTGCAGGGTCTTTATTTCTTCGGATGCTGGTGGTTACGGAGTTGACCTTCCTAATGCAAACCTTTTGATTAACTATGACTTGCCTTGGAATGCGGGCCTAGCGGTTCAACGAAATGGGCGCATAAAGAGAACCTCTAGCCGTTGGCCCACTATAACTATCCAGGATATACTCATGAAGAACTCTATAGAAGAGCGTCAGCACGAGATGCTACAGCAGAAGAGCGCCGTGGCTAATGCCGTACTTGACGGTGCGGGAATCAACTCTCGTGGTGGTGTAGACTTGACCGTAGGAAGTCTTTTGAACTTCCTTTCTAAATCG